AATAACCCTAATGCGGGTAGACAATTTGTAGATGCTGCTAATGCAACAGGAATACTCGTAAACGCTAAACCTCGCGTAGCTGGTCAAAGAGGGCAGGTTTCACGTAAATCTACAGGCCGTCTTATCTATCGTGCGTGGGCAGCTGATAACGGCAAAACTAACGAAGCTGTCGTAAGGGCGATTATGAAAACTAATGATCTCTTTATGAGCAAGACCTCAGGATTTGCTACACGTGGCGTTAGGAAGGTTGCATAATGGCCGGTACTAATTTAGACATTAAAATAATTGCAGAATTTTTAGGCAAGAACGCTTTTAAGCAAGCCGAGACAGCTACTAACAAACTTAATAAAACTGTTAAATCTCTTGGCTCATCTTTTGGTGTTGCTTTTGGTGGGGCTGCTCTTGGCTTGGCTGTTCGCTCTGCGGTTAAAGAATTCGCAGATGCAGAGCGCGAAACTATTGCTCTTACTAATACTGTTAAAAATTTAGGGTTAGCCTTTGATGCTCCGGCAGTCTCAAACTATGTAGATCAGATTGCCAAGCTCTATGGCGTAACAGGAGCTCAAGCTGTACCGGCTATGCAAGCTCTACTCTCAGCCACCGGATCGGTATCTAAATCGACCGAGATCATGAACGTAGCCCTCGATCTAGCTGCCTCTCGTAATGCCGATGTAGCAGCTGTCGCATCTGATTTGGCTAATGCCTATGTAGGTAACTCTAAAGGACTTGCTACATACCGTTTAGGTCTGACAAAAGCCGAACTAGCGGCGATGTCTTTTGATGAGATCTTAGAAAAGATATCCACAGATACCCTAGGCGCAGCCGATGAAGCGGCAGCAAGCCTTAGCGGAAAGATGGCGATACTTTCAGAGGCAGTTAATCAAGCTCAGGCTCGCATCGGTGGAGGCCTAGTCGATGCTTTAGGTGGACTCGCTGGGCCTAATGGCGCCGGTGGCGCAGCTCAGACTATTGAGAATTTATCTACAAAGCTCACTAATGCCATTACAGGGTTCGGATACCTTGTACAAGAGGTCAAGATCGCTCAGCCAATACTTGTAGGTGCCGGTATTGCTATCGGCCTTGCATGGGCTCCATGGTTTACAGCTATTAGCGTTGCTGCTCTTGCTGTAGGGGCCTTAGGTAATGCCCTAAAAAAGAATAACGCTATACCCGCTCCCAATATGGGCCCTCTATTTTTCCCGGGCTCAGGCGATGGTGGATACAAGGAGCGCGAAGCCGCACGTAAAAAGGCAGAGCAAGAGGCAATCGCTCGTAATAAGCAACTTGCTAAATTTATCAAAGATCAGGCTAAGTCAGCTGCGGATATTGTTAAACAAAAGAAACTACAACTAGCAATCGATAAGGCGCAATTAGCCCTAGGCAAGGGTGAAAACATATTCGACCTTGATGCTATCCAACTCAATGCAGCTCTTATTAATCAGGCGCAACAATTAGGCAACGTTACTAACTCTGCTCAGGTCTTACAGATTGCTAACGATACAGCGCGCTTAAGAGTTAAACAAAGCATCGCCGCCCTAGAGGATGCTATAGCCGCTAAAGATGAGGCAGCGATCATTAAGGCAACGGCTAAACTCAACGAGGATCTTAAAATCCTTGGAGCTCTTAGTGGTCAAAATGTACAGCTTAAATCTATTCAGACTATTCTTGAAAGCTTAAAGCCGAAAGACCTTATTAACCTAGCTAATTTAGAAGCAGCACTTGCTTTACTCAAGCAGATCAACCTATCAACTCCATCGGGTGCCACAACAGGCGGAGGTGGAGGCGGAGGCGGCGGAGCGGGTGCATTTCGCGCTGCAGGGGTCAATCCAGCTCAAAGCCTGATCGATCTACGCGCTACCACAACTGTAGGAACAGGGATTAATTTCCTACTAAAAGAACACATCGATGAAATAATGGCTGTGTCTAAATCATCTGAAGTCGATGAACAGTCAAAACGAGCAGCTATGAACATCACTATTAATACAGGTATAGGCGATCCGAACGCTATAGCCGAGGCTATCGATCAAGTGCTTAACGATGCTATCGCTCGCGGATCACTTCGAGGAGTAATGGCAGTATGACCGCGTGGGTACCCGAGTGGCGCATTAGCGTAGGCGATGATGTATACACGACTGTTACATCTGCAAGCCTCACTACCGGACGTACAGACATCGATCGGCAACCTAATGCCGGATATTCGCGTATAGAAATCATCAATACAACAGGTGCAGCGTTTACTATTGAAGTAGGCGATGTAGTACTTCTAGAGCTTAAAAACTCAGCTGGAGTTTATGTCCCTGTTTTTGGTGGATCGGTTACAGACTTTACTATTGGAGTGCGAAGCCCTGAGGAAACAGGTTACATAACTTACGGCACGATTTTAGCTATCGGTAGCCTTGCTCGCCTTGCTAAATACATCTTTACAGATGCACTTGCTGAGGGCCTTGATGGTGCACAAATCGCAACTATCTTAGGTGCAGCTCTAAACCTGTCATGGGCCGAGGTAACTCCTACTCTGACATGGGCAACCTATCCTCCATTAATTACGTGGGAGGATGCAGAGAGCTACGTAGGTACCGTCGATAGCGGTGTATACACCATGATCGCAACTACAGCCGGTACGCCTAAAGCTGAAAACTTGGCAGATCAAATTGCTGCAAGCGCACTTGGACAGCTATACGAGGACAAAGGCACAGGCAACGTAAATTACGATGATGCAGACCATCGAGAGAATTACCTCAACACTTACGGCTATACCTCAATAGATGGCAGCTATGCAACACCATCTAGCGTAAGAGCTCTAACTCAGGTAGCCAAGATCCGTAACAGCTTGATCTACAAATATGGCACAGGTTACGCCTCAGAGTATGCAACGAGTGATGCTGACTCCATCGCTACTTATGGACGTTTTGAGTATCGAGTAGAGAGCAACATCAAAAGCCTAGCTAATATCACAGCGGTCGGTACAAGAGAGCTACAGCTGCGAGCTGTGCCTTATGCTCAATTTGCCTCAATTACTTTTAGGCTAGATAACTCAGATATGCCATCGGCTACTCGAGATACGATTATTAATACATTTTTTGGACAGCCTATTCAGATTACTAATCTGCCAAGTAATATGTTTGACGGTACCTTTAGGGGTTTCCTCGAGGGCTACAGCCTTAACTCGACTCCTACTTATGTGGATCTAACCCTGAACTTGTCACCGGCTAAGTTTAGTCTGCCTATAGATTTAGGCAATTACACGCTTTCACAAACAATTACTAATGCAGGAAATACGACTTTTACGGTACCGGCTGGAAAAACACAGATAGCAGTTTTTGCTAAAGGCTACGGCGGAAATGGTGCTAACGGCTCTGCAAGCGGTGGACAAGGTGGAGCAGGTGGCGCAGGTGGAGGCGGAGCCGGGGCCGCTGCTTTTTGGAATTATGACGTTATACCCGGGGCTACTTACACAGTAAATCTAGATTTTAGCGGCACTCGTCGAGTTAGTTTTGGATCATTAATATCTGTCAGCTCGGGAACTGACGGCACGACAGCCGGTGGATCAGCTGCCAGCGGAGGTCTTTACTCTATAGATCCAAGTGTAGTTTATTTTACAAGCGCAACAGGTACACCATCGGGAGCAGCTGGAGCAGTTAGAACTTCTAACGGTAATGGCAATCCGGGACAAGATGGATTTGGTACAGGTGCGACCTTAACGGTGCCTACAAGTTTAGGACTTCCAAATAACTTTACAGCTGGTACAGGTGGCGGCGGAGGCGGCGGTGGTGCAAAAGCCGGCGGCGGTCAGTTTAATACAGGCGGTATTGGTGGCAGTCCTTTAGCTGGAAACGGTGGAGATGCGCTGCAAGATTCTAATTTAGACGGATACAACGCAGCGGCAACAGCTGGAACAGGCAACGGCGGCGGTGGCGGCGGTGGCGGTGCTTTCCAATCATCTTATGGATCCGGTAACGGCGGACTAGGATCGACTGCAAGTGGTGCGGTCGTTTTTATTTACACACGATAAGTTAGGATAATCACATGGCAACGAGTCCGAATTATGGTTGGTCAGAACCCGACAACACATCTCTTGTCCGAGATGGCGCACAGGCGATGCGTACGCTGGGTGATGCTATTGATACCTCTGTGTGGAACGTGGGTTTTGGTCAAGCGGCTAAGAACAAAATCATCAATGGTGACTTTTCTGTAAATCAAAGAAATTTTACAAGTACCACTTCAGACAGCATTTACATTTATGATCGTTATTTAACTCGAACCTCAGACGGAACTGGAACTTATTCAGCACAGACCTTTACGCCAGGTGCAGCACCAGTTGCAGGATACGAAGGTAAAAACTATCTGAGAATTGTTACAACTGGTCAGACTTTGGCTTCTGCGGTAACAAATGTTCAGCAACGAATTGAGAGTGTAAGAACTTTTGCAGGTCAAACTGTAACTGTTTCATTTTGGGCAAAAGCAAACTCAGGAACTCCAAAGATTGCAACTGAACTAATACAGAATTTTGGGTCAGGCGGTTCGACACAAGTCACTAACTACGCTGGGCAAGTTACGCTTTCAACTTCTTGGGCTAGGTATTCAGTCACAATCTCTTTGCCAAGCATTAGCGGAAAAACAATCGGTACTAGTGATGCCCTTTATCTTTTACTCTTTGTATCCGCTGGAACTGATTTCAACGCGCGTACTGGTTCACTTGGTATTCAATCAAATACTTTTGAATTTTGGGGTGTACAGGTCGAGTACGGGTCAAAGGCAACGCCCTTCCAAACTGCAACGGGAACAATCCAAGGAGAATTAGCCGCTTGCCAGAGGTACTTCCAGATTTATCCAACAGGAGCAGATGCTCAGGCTTGGTCAGGTCAATTTTACTCAACAACAGCAGCAAGATTATACAAAGATCTACCTGTGACAATGCGAACATCATCACAAACAATTACATTACCTACTGGAACTTTTACTAACTTTATCGAACAGGTAGGTGTAGCAACAAGAACACCAACGACTTTGACCACAGGGTCTGCACTAGCAAATAGAGTTTATTTTGACGCTACTGGTATGAGTTCAGCAACTAGTGGCGCAATGGCTGTCTGGGCAGTATCAAATCAAATCTCAATAAGTGCGGAGTTATAATGCCAAAATACACAGAAAAAGAAAACGCAGATGGAATTGCTTTTATTGTGCGAGATAATGAAGATGGTTCTGAGTCTTGGATACCTAAAAACGAAGCCAACTCTGATTATCAACGCTATCTAAACCCAGAAGCGGAACAATCCACACCGAGTGTTACTAATGGAGACTAGCTATAACGGCTATCCGGCATCAAAAGATCCGGAAGTTATAAAGATAAAGTCCTATCCTGTAAAGGGTACGGATCGTAAGCTAAGGTGCGCCGAGAGTGTTGGGCCTCTCTTGGCGGCCTTTGCTGCCGAATTCCATGAGCTGATCGAGCCAATCGATGAGGGCACTTTTGACGACTGGGCCTATGCCTATCGCATGGTACGAGGCAATCCGACAAAGCTCTCATGCCACTCATCCGGAACAGCTATCGATCTAAACGCTACAAAGCATCCACTAGGAAAGGTAGGCACTTTCCCATCTGAAAAAGTACCGATGATCCGGGCGCTGTCTAAAAAGTACGGCCTTAAGTGGGGCGGAGACTTTAAGAGCCGAGCCGATGAAATGCATTGGGAAGTAGAGGTATCAGCTACTAAGGCTAAAGCACTCATCGAGAGTTTAGGGCTAAAGTAAACAAATCCTAAAGGGCATTTAGGAGCAACACCATGAAAGAGCAAGCAATCGCAGCGGCCAAATCATATGGTCGCGCAGCCTTGGCAAGTGCGGCAGCGCTGTACATGTCAGGCATTACAGATCCAAAAGTATTGGCTAATGCGTTTATCGCTGGGCTAATCGGGCCATTACTTAAAGCACTCCAACCGTCCGAAGGTCAGTTTGGGGTGAAGAAGTAATGGAAAGAGCTCAGCTTCTAATTGGTATTGCCTTGGGGGTAATTACCATTTTGGGGTTAGGGGCTGGGCTCATCCGTCATTTGGTTAAGTACTACCTGTCAGAGCTACGGCCTGACGGTAATGGCGGTCATAACCTCGCAGGTCGTGTAGACCGTATCGAAAAACGTGTAGACAAGATTTACGAGATGCTGCTCGAGGATCGACTAGCTCGTTAGGCGTGTCGTATTGCTATTTGTCGGTACTTGGCCTCATACTTTTGTTACAACGCTGAGAGGGCTACTCGGTTAGTAGCTTGATCGGCCTTAACAAAGGGCTAAGTATGAACAGTTTAGATATATTGATCGGTCTAGCAGCTTGTGGCATAGGCTTTATGTTTATGGTCATTGGTTATTCTGTAGGTTTCAAGCATGGACACGGTGAGGGTTTTATTCGTGGTCGCGCTATCTCTCAAGCTCTTAAAGACAGGGAGCTAATCTAATGAGTTTCTTAGATAATTATGAGGACGTAAACGCAAGGATTACCCGCTTTCGATCTGAGTTTCCCTCAGGCAGGTTAGTAGCCGTCATCGAGGATAAAGACTTAACTGCCGGATGGGTATTGGTACGAGCTGAGGCTTACAAAGAATACGAAGATGTTTTGCCAAGTGCTGTCGATTATGCGTACGGAAACGTAGCTAGTTTGACGGCCAATATGCGTAAGTGGCTGGTCGAAGATACCTCAACCTCGGCTATAGGTCGAGTAATTGGCCTCCTATCCCCTAGCCCAGCCGGACGGCCTACACGTCAGGATATGGAACGCGTGGAGACACTACCTGCGGCCTCAGATCCTTGGGCAACGGTAAAGATCGCCCAAGATACAGGTACAACAGCTTTGACTACAGCTATGAAAGAGATCAATGCTCAACTAGGCGGAGAGCTTGTAGCTGAACCTGCTCGCTGTGCTCATGGCACGATGATTTGGAAACAGGCCGCAGCTGGATCGCCTAAAAATTGGGGCGGCTATTTCTGCACTCAGAAAACTAAAGCTACTCAATGCACGCCTTACTGGCACGTATTGGCCAGCGATGGCAAGTGGAAGCCTCAGGTATAACCATGGGCGAAATAACATTTATCAAAGACGGTTATGCAACAGTCATACATGATAACGGCGACATGACCGTTACAGCTTTAGATCGATGCGACCAATGCCTTGAGTGGCAGAGCACTAGCGGCGGCCTACAGATCCGCGACATCGGCCAAGAAGTCACCGTTTGGCTATGTGCATCATGCAGGGCCTAATGATCGACCGCGTAATCCTTGACCGCTCTCAAGAGATTACCGCTCACCGCACCGCTTTAGAGCGTGCCGCTGTTATGGATGAGTCATGGTTTCGTTTGTATGGTCAAAACCTGAATTATCACGAAATGATAACGCAGCACGCAGAAAGCGTAGGAGCTGAGATAGCTGTAGCTGAGTACTTCGGGCTACGTAACTTCATGCCAAGCATTAATACCTTTAAGGCTGAGCCTGACGTTGAGACTTTAGAAGCTCGCATCGAGGTTAAACATACTAAATGGGCTAATGGGCATCTGATATTACAAGAGTCTCAGCGCTCGCGCCCTAATGATGTCTGCATATTGGTTTATGGAAAGAGCCCGGTCTATCAGCTACTCGGATGGATACCGGCGCACATGGCGATGATGCCTAGATACAAGCACACACAGCAAGGTAACTACTGGGTGAGCCATCGCAATTTATTCGAGATGAAGTATTTAAGGAGCTCTAACTATGGCGATACTCAAATCTAATTGCAGGATATGTAAGAAAGTCACTCAGCATGAGGATCGAGTCGTAACCGAGAACCTACCGCCCTACGTCAAAACGCTGCAATGTGTCAGTTGTGGGGTTATGGGTGTTGTGCTCATGGAGGATGTGCAAATTGCCGACCTATGAATATGAGTGTATGGAGTGTCGTATTAAGTACGAGGTTGAACAACCTATGGACAAGGTAACTACTCCCCTATGTTGCAGCCATCCCATGAGACAGATCTATTCTGCTCCTGGTCTTAGCTTTAAGGGCACAGGATGGGGCTATCAATGAGCACTCATGACACGCCCAAGATCCCGCGTATTATCAAATGGATTTGCATAGCCATGCTACCCTTGTGTAGTTCATTAAATACTCCTGCTAACGCAGTTGAGATAAATCAAATAGATAAATATAAAATCTATATACATCTAAAAGTACTGAATTATAATGAGTTTAGATGTATTGAAAGATTATGGACTAAAGAAAACAGGTTATGGGATCCGTATGCCAAGAATCCTAAGAGCTCTGCATTTGGTATACCTCAGCTCTTAAAGCTCAAAGAGACTAACCCTTATGTTCAGATGGATTTAGGATATAAGTACATAGTTCATCGTTATAAGACTCCATGTAATGCCCTTGCATTTCACATACGTAAGGGGTGGTATTAATGGTGCAGGGTAGACATGATCCAAGGCTAAGCCGTAAGTACAAAGCACAGCGCCTTATCGTGTTAGCACGTGATGGCTATGTATGTACGTACTGCGGGCAGGATGCTACGACTGTAGATCACATCGTTAGTCTTAAGCATGGAGGCGATCCAATCTCATTAGAGAATATGGTGGCCTGTTGTAAGCGTTGTAACAGCTCTAAAGGATCACGCTCACAAGGCGTTTTTTTAGCACAGACGGCTAC